CTTTCCTGCCGCTACAATATGGACACCAACCGGGTGGAAGCCCGGTTTGAGGATGGCACTATCCTTTCCATCGACTGCATCGCTGTCGAGAACGAATACGGCAACACCCCGGCGCAGCGGGCGGAACTGGACTGGCTGCTGTACAATAAGCCCTTGGAGTATGCCCGGCTTGTGCTGGGTGGGGAGATTGAGCATTATCTCTCGCTTGGTTGCGACCACGGCAGACTGGAAGATTGACCTTTAATTAAAATATCCAAGGCAAAACAACAGCCCTCTACTTGCAGTCGTTGCAAATA